TTTATGAAAAACTGTTAAGGCTAGATGCCGTATAGGTTACCTGTGAGCCTAGAATGTTGTTAAAAAGGGCAATTGTATGATTTATAATGATTAAATTGATAATATGATTTATAACAATATGTCGCGTTTTGTAACAAATTAAAATAAGGGGTTCTGCATATAATATTTTGGGATGTTAATTGTTTGGTTGCTTAAAATTTTTATATATTAATGCTATTTTCGCTCTTCCTTTATCTAAAACATCAGTTACAACACCAAATTTCTTGGAAATACGACTATAAACCGCGTCTCCAATATCAAATATACCATTAATTTCAATAAATATTTGATTTGGATAATTCTTGATAGCATGTACATCATAATTTTTTTTCTTAACAGCTATTTGATAATCATTTTTTGAGAATTTACATAAAAATTGATTACGACTACTTTTCAAAGAATATATACACTTGCCATCATATCGTCGTAAGTGATAATTGTATCTTTCGAAGTAATGGTGTGAATAATCAGGCACTATATTTTGTATAACATATGCATCACCTGTTTTCATACAGGTTATTTGAGATCCAATTTTCATATTACCATCAATATCATTACATTTTAACATGAATGTTACAGACTGTTTAGCACCCATTTTTATTATAATTAAAATTATATTTTTTTAAACAAATTTAAAATCAATTTTTCCTGTTTATTCAAAATAAAATTGAATTAAAATATATTAAACTCAATAATTTAATGTATTTTAATAAATAAATAAATACCATCAACTGGTGTCATCATCGTTGCAACCATGTCACCCATTGTGTTCACTGGTCTCATAATCGCGATTATTTATCTTTACAATTATTTGAACTGGAAAGTGCCATGTGCATCATTTTACTATGGATGTAGCATTGATGGAATGGTAGTTTGCTCTAATTGCGAAAAAAAATGTGTTGATGAAGGTGCTAATTTTTGCCACCGTTGTGGTTATTTTATGACAGGAAGTGCAGATGAATTGAGCGATGAAATGGATGGACCACCTCGACCAATTCCACGCTGTTTTTTTCTCAAATATCTATGGAATCGCTTTCTGATTTGGAAGAATCATAAAAAATCAGACGGTTTTTTCAGCGATTGATGTTTTTTTCTCTTCATCATCTAATGTCCATGCCGATGGCTCCATTTGATCAGAAAATGGATGTGTCCAGAAATATGGTATCACATTGGCATATCCTTTATAATATTCTTCGAATAATTCACGATAATACAATGATTCTTTACTATAAGGCCTATTAAATTCATATTTCTCTATATTTTCTTCAAATTCTTCAGCAGAATACAATTCATCAGCATATTCTTGAATTATTTCATACCATGGTCGCTGATTAATTGAAACTCCATCAGAAAATGCCGTTTTTTTTCGTTCATATATCTCTGGCGGAAGCATATCCTTAAAAGCCTCTCTCAATACATGTTTTTCAATTTTACCTGATCCAAACATTTTGTATTTTGGTGGCATTGACATAACCAAATTCATGAATTCTTTATCAGCAAACGGCACTCTCGATTCTAGCCCAGGATTTGAAATAGTACGATCAGATCGCAAAACATCGAAAAAACAAATATTTTTAAGCATTTTTACGTTTTCTTTGTATAAATCGTCTTCATTCGATGTTTTACAAAATGAAAAATATCCGCATAATAGCTCATCACTACAATCCCCACAAAAAATAACAACGTCCTTTGATGATTTCCCTATATATTGTGAAACTAGATAGTTACCCACTGATGCCCTTACAGTAGTAGTATCGTAACTTTCTATTTGATATACCACTTCAGGAATAGCATTAAGAAATTCTTGTTCAGTAAGTTCAATATTAGTATGATTTGTACCAAAGAAATCAGCAGCAATCTGAGCATATTTAAGATCAATAGAACCTTTCATACCGATACTATAAGTATTTACATTCTTAGGACCGAGATATTTACAAACAATTGCGGTAACAATAGTACTATCCAATCCTCCGCTCAAGAGACATGCAATTTTTCGATCAGACATCAAGCGTTTTCGAGTGCCTTCAATAAGTCTATCACGAATTCTTCCAATAAAATATTCTTCTGGTCTATTAAGGATTTTATAATCAAACGAATAATAGCAATGATATTCATTTGAAAAAACATCGAAACAATGTCCGACAGGAAATTGCTGAATATTCTTTGGTTCGTTCTTTAATTCTAAATCCACTAATGCCTTCATTTCACTGGCAAATGCCCACCCAGTCTCGAGTTTAGCCATAAAGAGTGGTCTAATACCTATTGGATCGCGTCCCACGAAATATTTATTCTCTCTTTTATCGAATAAACAAAATGCAAATACTCCATCTAAAGCCTCAATTGTCTTTTTCATACCAAACTTCCGATACATATGAATAATAATTTCACAATCATTATGATCACTCTGATAAACCTCATGAAAACCATGTTCATCCATTAATTGACGATAATTGTAAATTTCACCATTACAAATAAGAATACAGTCATCAATGTTAAAAGGCTGATTACCAGTATCAGTTAAATCTACGACCTTGAGTCGTACAAAACCGAAATATTGGTTATAAGTCCCTATTTTGTTTTCATCATGTAAAATAGTAATACTTGTATTATCCGGACCACGATGTTTTATTTTATTCAAACATTTGTTATAAAGCTCTAAATCTACATCATCCGCAGTTAATATGCCCAATATTCCACACATTTTTATATAATAAATTTTATATCTTTTTAAGTAAAAATGATTTTTCAATAGTTTAAAAATTAATTATATATTATTTAATAAATGGCTGAAAAAAAATTCTTAGTTCTTCAAAAAGGTAATTCATTTCATAATCATTTTGCTTTTTACAATAATAAATATAGATATATGAATCAATTAGAAATGACAAAAGACATTGTAATAGATTATAATGAAGAAATCGACCCATTAATCGCAAAAGGAACACATCCTAAACCAGAACAATATCGAAAATATCATGAAAGACTTTTAGTTCTTCAAGAACTCGTGAAAACTCTACCGATTGACATGAGACATACTTGTGGAAAGATTTATATGAAATTACGTGAAAAAAAAGATCCTATTCTTATTACTAAACAAAATGGATATGCAACTGAAGGTATTGCATTTTGTTTCTTATATTGGCAAAATTATATAATTCAAGACAAAGTAAAAAATAATAAAAATCGATGGTATGGACATTACTACAGACTTGACCTTAACACTGCCTTCTTATTCTCAAATAAGTATTCATTTTATTTAACTGAAAAAAATCCTTTAACAGAGTTAAATGACAAAGATAGACATGAATTTATTAATGAAGATGAACTACTGGAAGATGATGAAATGTCATGGAAATATGATAAATATCTTGCAGTTGAAAAAAGCATTCAAAATAAAATTAAAAAAGGTTTATTGAAGATACCTCTGTAATTTTTTCTAAACACAAAAATAAAACTCATTTTATATTATAATCATGATGTTCGATACACCAGATCTTTTACCCATTAACTTTGATGAAACTTTTGAAAAAGAAAATAAAGAAGACGCCAAACAGCTTCTTGAAAAATCAAGAATCATCAAAGAAATATCACAAGACTTAAGTAATCTAATTGATGATGCAGAAGAACCATTGAAAGAAACAGAAGAACATATAGAAGATGCATATGAAAATTCTAAAGATACCGTAGTTGAAATCAAAGAAGCTAAATATCATCATCTCAAGTCAAAACTTTGGAAAAATACATTACTTGCAGGATTTTTTGGCTTTATCATTGGAGGACCAGCCGGAGGAATAATTGGTACATATACCAGTGTGAGTGCGGGAGGACTTGGAATTGCAAGTGCTTTTTTTGGTGGAGCGACCAGTAGCGCAGCCACATATGGTATTCTTAAAAATAAAATAAGTAAAATTGAATAAAAAACAAGTTAAAGATTTTATGAACAATAATATTATATAATGGAACACAATAATGATATGAAAAAAATGTTACTCCATAAATTAGTAAAATTTCGTATGGATGGTCATCAACTCACCCAAACATATGATATGAATTCTGATTTTGAAGAATTACAATATGAGGTCGATAGAATTGAAGATTTAATTCGAAAAGAAGATGAATTGTCGCTATTGGGAGGACTTATCGGTTTATCGGAAAGTTTTAAGGAACATATGAATAAAGAAAAAGAGCAATCTTATGATGAGACATCAAATGATGAATCAAACGATGAATCACCAGATGAGGATCTAGAAGAAAAATATGAAATCCTGAAGAAACTTCAAGAGCTAAGAGATGAAGGTTATGATGTGCCTGATTTTTATACACTTGATGACAATATTGAGGATCTTAGACTTCGTTTAGAACGTTTTACTAAATTATATCGAGAGGGGATTTCACCAAATGATTATGAAAGTGGATCAGTATTCAGTACAATTGATCCAAATGATAAAGAAAAGATGGAAAAGAATTCAAAACTTTTAATGAGAGAAATAATTGGAATAGTTTCAAAAAACCTTTCCAAAGAACTTCCAGAAAACAAAAAAATGATGCATAAAGCCACATCAAATTTCATTGATGGATTTTGTGATAAATTCGTAAATGAAGGTGATGCTCAAACAACTAAAGCTGGACTTAATGCATTGGCTGCACTTTTACTATCTAATAGTAATTTTTAATTTTTTCCGAAAGGCATGCATGGGTAATTATATTTAATGATAGCCTGTTTAATATTATTTACAGAATATTTATACATTTGAGGTTTAAGTTCGAAATTTTCGTCAAATACATCATTTGATTCTGAATCCGTTCCGTAATCCTTAAACGAGCAGTAAATAGAAAAAGCAAAAAGTACTAATCCCACAATGATCACTTTCATGATAAAGTCGATTTTTCTAATATACATTTTATTAATAATCTTATATTCAAATATGAAAAATACAATAAACACTACTATCCATAGTCCAAAATTACCTCCAATTGTATTTTTTCCGTTATAAACACTTTCAGGGAAATCATAATCCTGTGAATTAAAGGATGTCTTCAAGAAATTCTTAGAATTATTTTCTGTTGAACTATAATCATTTTCAAAAAACCCTGTACTGAATAAATTAATTATTCCATATATCAGTACTGGAATAAACACACATAATGTTATAATTCTCTTAACAACATCATTTAAATCTCTAAACCAATTCATATTAAACGCCACATAACAATAAATAGTTGGAATCAAGAATAAAATCATTAATCCTGCATATTGTCCTAACATTCCCAATACACTTGTAACAAGACTTGTACCCTCCGGTTTATATGCATCTTGTCCTACTGGAGCGGTTCTAACATCTGTTTGAATGGTTCGAGCAATACATGCATTAATCGTATTATTAATTGTTAATTTAAGAAGAGTAACTAGTGTAATGGTAGAAAGCAATATAAAATATAATTTAGGTAGGAATTTCAATTGAAAAACAGTTTTCCAATTAGTATTTCCCTCACCAGAGAGGAAAGCACCATTTATATTTTTATACATTTCCATGACACTATAAAAACCAATTTGCTTTCTGAAATTATATTCATCACTATCTATTTTATCACCCATCTTCGGCTGGACATAAACAGGTAATGGATCTTTTTTATTAACTTCTTCGAAATATTTCTGTCCCCAAGTAAAAACATAATTCAAAGTAAATACCTTGAATATACCAATACTTGCAGTATAAAAAACAATAAATACTACCAATGCCACTAAGAATCCGTCCAATAGATTCATTTTGGTATAACTATAATACGTCATCTAATATAAAATGATATTTTATTTAAGCAGGTATAAGTGGCACAGGGAAATATGGCAAATAGAATTTTATTATTATGAAAACTATATAAATAAGTATGGCAATGAGGATTTGAGCCCAGGTCTCAAGATCAGTTAATGTTAATGGTAAATATATAAGCGCAAAATAAAACACAACAGATGCACCAGTACCAGCAAAGAAACCACATTTCATTGTATCCGCTATATCCATTGGTGATCCCAATTTGAACAATACATTATTGGTAAAACGAGCAATATAGAATATATTACATACCATAATTCTTGCAAATATTGCTGCAATACCAATAACATTAGAATCAAAGAATTTAAACAATACAAATGTATTATTAAACTGTTCGACTGCTTGAGTTACTTTATCAGTATCCAATGCAAATGTCAAGAGAGAAACATAGTTATAAACACCATAATTCTTCAATTTATTTGAAATATACGGAATATTAAGCATTTTTTCTAAATTATTTTTCATATAAGAAAACACTTCTTCAGTACAACATTCACCCACAAGATCTCCCAGCAAATTACATTTCTCTCTTTGCAAGCTAATTATATAATGAGCATCACCCAACTCACTCAATAAATTCTTTTTATTACTTGAATTTTCATAATTATCTTTGACAAATCTTAATATTTTACTATAAAAATCATCAAGATCATCCAACGGTAAATTCATTACTCTGTCGACGCTAGATTCCGATTTATCCGGACCTAAAATAGCATCAACATATTTTGCGAGTTCTCCTGCGTATTGGGCAATAGATTTATCATAACCTGATGGAAGACCTTCGTTATTTCCACCTTTTTGCATTGATTGACTTCCAATTTTACCCATTAAACTAGCAGTTCCAGATGAAACTGGTAATTTAATCTTACTTCTTAATTTTTGAGCAATAGCATGATCCATTGAGCTGTCTTGTTCAGGTTCAGATTCTTGTATCTTAAAGAAATCATTGACAAATGATTTTGCATCAGATTCAGATATATGTTTCATTTTAGTAACTTGTCTATCACAACCATAACCGACGAATCTCGACAAAAATGCTTGAATTAAATCAATACCTGTTTGAAGTGTTCCATAAAAGGCATAGAACACCTGACCAAATCCAGGAATGGAATACCACGGTTCCCATTTAGCTTTATCAACAGCTGTCTTGAGTTGCTTTCCTACAGCATCAGCACCAAAGAATGTATCAAGTGCAACTCTTAATCCCATTTTACCAAACAATGCCAATACACCTGCATATGAACTGTATATTAAATTTGGAAACTTAAATAATGCATAAATAATTACAAATGTCCATGCTGTTATTTGGGCCATTAGTTTAGCTTGTTCAATTGCACTACAATATTCAGATGACATTGAAAACATATCGGTAGCACCTTTAAATACGGCTAACCACGCAAAATAAACCAAGAAAAACATAACATATGAAGATAAATACATATAAAAACATTTCACAATGTATAATGTTGTATTAATCACAAAACCAAATAATTTCCTCATACCTCTAAAACGTCTCAATTGCAGAACTTGACAAGCTAAAAAGTTTAATATTTTAAATACAAATAATTCAGTAATATGTAAAATAGTTGGAATAAAACCACTATATAATACAAGTGGAATAATAAATACTACTAATACAATCAAAATTAATATTAACATAATTTGCATAAAACTTGTTCCACCTTTCATTTTTATGGAACAATCAATATTGTCTCCTCCTCCTATCATGGAATCAAGCGGCTTACTGTCACCCTTGAGACTAAAACCATTGTGTGTTAAATAAAAAGTATCATTTGATTTAATATTAAATTCACGTTTTACGACTTCTTTTAAATGATATAAAGATGAATATTGATGGATATTTATCTTTTTTTTCTTATTACCACATGTCACATAAATAAACATGATACTATATACTACTTAAACATTAGATTAAATCTCTAATTGTATCCACATATTTTTCTTCAATTGTGTTTTTCGTATATAACAAGTTTATATTGACCGTGTCCGATAAAGATTTATTTTTAATTTCATTTATTAATTTCCCTTTTCTATCAATACAAAAAGGATCTAATATAATAAAATTAGGACTGTTTATTTTATAATTATAATCTAAATAATTACTTGTCATAAAACATACCTTGAACTTTCCATTGTTGAACTTATTGATTTTTGTAACCATTCCACATTTAATTCCATTATTTTTAAATATATTCATATAACTATCAATAACACTTTTCCATTTTGATATAATTATATAACTAGAATTCATATTGGATTTTATTAATTCCATACATTTATTAACCTTATTGTAATTGTCCGTTATATAATTATTTAAAATGAAATATTCATGATAATTAAATTTATTTCTACATAATGGACAATTACATCCATTAAAATTCAATATATTAACAAAACATGATGTACAATAATAATGACCACAATGTAAAAAACAATAATTATCTATTGAATGATTTGTATAACATATTGGACATTTCGTATTTTCATGTTCAAAAACTGATTCATTATATGATAATCCTCTCTTCTTATAAAATTTCTTTAATTTATTTTTATCAATCAATATATTTTTAATTATATTGCTATCATGAATATTAATTAAAGAATATATTAGTTGTAAATTACCATCATATATATTTTCACCATAATATTCATTGAAAAATGTATGGAACATATTTTCAAATTTATTATCTATCTCAACCAAACTGCAACAAATATCTTTATTATGTACTACCGGTATTTTCAAAATATGTTTATCAATATATTTTTTATATAAATCAATATTTATTGCATTCTGGAATTGATTATTTGTGGCAATATTGAATGAGGTTTTCAATATATTATTATCAACACGATTACTCAATAAATATTTGGTCTTACATTGCAAATATGGTATAAATGCTAGTAGTTTATTATTAGTAATTGTATTAGTATTATCAAATACAATGTTATTCCAGTATATTACAAAGAAAAAATAACATGAATGATTCAATATATCCTTTCTATGACATATTTCAATAGATTTGTCGAGCATTGAATTTTCATTGAAAAATAATTTATTTTCATTAATAAGAGCTTTTATGCATTCATATGTAATGACTAATGTATCAATTTCCATTAAATCTCTTATTTTTAATCGTTTTATTTGACTGATTTTATATATCGTCCGATAATTCATATTATTTGTAAGAAAATCATTTGTAATAATTAGATTAGTATTAGTCATTATTTTGTATTTATGATAAATACCCATTTCTTGATAGTATTTATACTTAATTTGTTTAGTATTATTCGTTTTTGATAAAAGTTCAAAAATGTTTTCTCTAATATTGATATTACTCGAAATAATATGAATACAATCCAATACAATTAATTCCTTATTGGGTTGTTGAAGATAAAATCGATTGTTTTGAAAATTAAAATATAAATTTTTGTTTAACTTCAGTATATCATTGTGATAAAAGGATATGTCATTTCTAGTCTTAATATTATCTATATTGGTTTTTTCTGTAATATTATATGATATTGTATCATACATGTTATCTCTATAAAGATGAAGCAGTTTGATAATGCTACTTTTGTTTCTGATACTGTTGCCATCTTTTAAACATTTATGTAAATTTTTAATGTTCAAAGAATATTTTACTTTATTATTATCATAAAGTCTTTGTAAATAATTGTTATTTTTCTCATTCTGTAAATTCAATGGAAAATTTATATCAGAGAAGTTAATTATCATGAAATAATATTTATATTTAGTATTATTTTAAGTATCTTGAAAAGATATCTTTATACAATATATAATGGACTTATTTGAACTATATAAGAACCAAGATGTTATGAAAAATAGTGAGCTTTTTAAAAAATTCACTAAAAACTTTTCTACATATTTTGATGATGATGATACTTATGATAAAAATGTCGAAGGAAATGAATATATAATGGTTGATAAAAAAAATAAGAAAAATAAAAAAGTTATCAAACCACCTGTTTATATTAATTTATATGAAACTTATTTTCATTTAAACAAAGAGGTAAAAAATATTTTTGACAAGAGTTTATTATTAATTGAACATAGAAATGATCCAGAAGAAGATACTGCTAAATTCAATAATTTTAAATTAGATTATAAAGTAAAAGTTGGTCAAATAAAACAATGTGAGGAAATATTTAACGATCAAAACAAGGAAATTAATAAATTGCAAAATCAGTTAATTGATTTGAAATTGTTACTTGGTAAAAAATATATAGAACGACAAGTAATGTATGATAAATTAAAAAATAATCCTATTAGAAGAACAAGTAAAAAGGAATTATTTAAATTATATAAAAGTAGTAATCTCAAGGTACCTGATAAGAGTACTGTTCAGAGGGTTGCACGGAAATTAAAAGTTCAAGTTGATGATGCTATGAGTTGGTTAGAATGGTTTAATACATGTAAAACCTATATAGAAATTCAATTGAATATTCAAAATAATATGAAAATTATTAAGAGAACACGAGATCAGAATAATGTAACTAATAATAATTTTTTGATTGCTACCCCGTTTGTCGGAGATAAGAAGGATGTGAAGATGAGTGTTAAAGTTCCGAAGACACATAAGAAGTCTACGGATGTTGTTGTTAAGAAATTGGGTCAGTGAAGTATATGAATAAAAAATGTATGTTATATATATAATGAGAATTTTAGATTATATTAATCCATTCGTGTTTATAATTGCTTTCTGTGTGGGCATTTTTTTAACGTATATTTCAACTCCACCGCCCAAAATAGTCATTAAATATCCTAATCCAGACAATGTTGATAAAGTAACATATAAAGACAGCGCAGACACATGTTATAAATACAAAGCTGAGAAAGTTCAATGTCCTGCTGACAAGAGTAAAATTGAAAAAGTTCCAATTCAACATGTAGAACCTAATAGTGATGATTCGGACAAAGGTGTATTTGAATTGATCAAAGATAAATACTTTACATGAAAAAAATATAGGATAATAGTATATGAAAATTGCTAATTTACTTAAAACACCTCAAGCACGAATTATAATGAGTATTATTTGGGGAATAGGTCTTGCAGCCATGTTTAGATTCAGTTGCCAAGGCAGAGATTGTATTGTTTTTAAAGCTCCAGACAGTTCATTAATAAAAGATAAAATATATCAATATGATAATTCCTGTTACAAATACAATATAAGTCATACGAAATGCACTAAAGATGCAATTAAATCTAATCATTAATTTATAAACGCGTCAAAAAATCTTTTTTTTATCTATCATATTATTCTATAACAATATGACAGATTCAATGAGGTCAACACCCATCCAAAACCTTCAAAATCCCACTCTGAATGAAGGTAGAGCGACTGACCAAGGATTATCAACGGCCGAAGGAGTCCTCCAGCGATACAGAGAGCTCGAGCATGAAATGCCAGCAAGGGGTGATCAACCCCCAACTTATCAACCTCCTCCTCAAGGTCGTATACCAGATATGCAAGATGCCGATGAAGATAGGGCCCAAGTAAATAAGACCATGGAAAACCGCCAGATTGATCCTGATCTTGCCAAACAACACCGTATGATGGAAATGCAAAGAGTTCAAGAGGCTCAGGAACAAGCACAGAGAGGTCAAATGATGCATCAAGCTCCTCCCCAGATGCGCAGCCCAGGGCTTATGGATCGTGTCAGAGGTGTTTTTGCGAATTTCCGAAGAAATGTAAAATCTCTTGTGATAGTCGTGGCTCTTTTCCTTCTTCTGAGTGTAGGCCCTCTTAATGCTATGCTTCTTAAGTTCATGCCGTTCTTGGGAGATGGTAATGGTGGACCTAGTTTCAAATTCATGCTTTTTAAGGCTGTTATTGCTGGTATTCTCTATGTTCTCTTGAGTTCGGTTTTACCTTTTTAAACATGCGTTTAAAAAATTTAATAAAAATCTAAAATAATTATATTATGCAAATCTTTATAAAAACGCTTACAGGAAAAACTATTACAATTGATTGTGATCCATCTGATACAATGGAATCAGTTAAAGCCAAAATTCAAGATAAAGAAGGTATTCCACCCGATCAACAACGTTTAATATTTGCCGGAAAACAACTTGAAGATGGAAGAACTCTTCAAGACTATAACATACAAAAAGAGGCGACGCTCCATTTAGTGCTATAATTTACCAAGAATCATTGTTAATAATATTTTTATTATGATAAATAAATCACAATAAAAATTTCGAAGTTAAAGAAATATTATATATAGTGAATAACACAAATGAAATTTTTCAGTTTTGGAACAGATGGTGGTAAAGACTCCGGTGTCAAGGGTTTTTGGTTATTTGAAATTAAATCATTATTTTCTATTGCTTTCTTGAGATTCAAGAAAGGCACACGTGAAAATTATCATTCACATGCATTTAATGCATATTCTTGGTTTTTGCATGGTAAAGTAGAGGAACAACACTTAGGAAAAGAATCAATGATATGGGAACCTAATTTGACACCTAAATACACACCTCGTTCTACATTTCACAGAGTTAATGCATTGGAAAATACATATGTATTAACGGTTAGAGGACCATGGTCAAAAACATGGCATGAATATGATCCTCATGAAAAAGAATATATTAAATTATCTAATGGACGAAAAGTTGTTGGAAAATCTAATGTTTATAATGTTTCTTAAGATCATTTACTACATTTTTATTACAATTACCTTTTCCAAACGCATAAATCACACGGAGAAGTAATTCGCGTTCCAATTTCGCTTTTTTTGCAGAAGGTTTATATTTATCAAGTAAATATAAGGCTTTCTTTACATTACTAAGTTGTAATTTAGTATCTAATATTGTTTTGCCTGTTCCATAAATCATTTTATAAACTTTTTGTTCCATGTCTTTTATATCAGTTTTATTAATCTTGTTTGCACAAATCTTTTCACTAAGACTCAATGCTACTGCAATTGCCTGTTTTCTGTTGGTGATAGGTTTGTTATTGGCGAGTTTCATTTTTCCGCGCTCAAATTTCTTCATATATGAATTTACCACTTCTGATTTACATTTATCGTAAGAAGTTTGTTTTTTGGGCATTATATTGTATTTTTAGATTTTTTAATTTACTAAATAATATATAATGTTATTGATTTAGCCAGTTCTTTTGGATATTTTGAAGAAATACAATCAATATATATCATTCTTTTATATTCTAACATAATATCTACAATTTTTTTATGGATTGGATGTCTGGCAACATAATATAAACTAATATATTTCAATAAAGGTATTTGTTTTAATATTGTGTGGAATTGTTCTTCATAATAAGATAAATTTTGATGTAAAAATCCAATTCTTGATGATAAGCATTTTTTCAAAAAAATAAATAGATTATTGGAAACTTTATCAATCATATCATTCATATCATAATATGGATTAAAATGATTATCAGGATCAAATTTGTTATTTCCACTAATCATACAAAATTTTTTGGGACCTCCTGCCACTAAATCAAATATTAGATCTATAATAAATTTTCGGCATTTTTCTTTGATAATTTCATCAGTCATATTTTTATAAAAATTAAAAAATAATATTTATAAAATAAATTAAAAAATCATTTTTATTTTATTTTATAAAAATTAAAAAATAATATTTATAAAATAAAAATCATTTTTATTTTATTTGCTATTTTTATTTACATATATTCCATAATAGTTCTGATAAGAGGTATTGGTAGCGATGTGCCTTTTTTGAGAATTAAAAACAGTTTTATTCGATTTTGAACAATAAATGGTTTTGCCATTTTGATTAAATCATTACGAAATTCATTACCAATATCACTATAAACATATTTTATTATTGGAAATAAATCAAATAATATATGGACATAATAATTAATTTTCATATTATATTTATTTGATATGTATTTAATAATTCTTCGATGCGCATAATCATAAAACTGATCGAGTGTATCAAATCCTCTTTTAATCACTGGAGCATCCCAGCCTCTTTCTCTAGATTCGAGAGAAATTGTCAATAATGTAAATATGCATTTTTCAAGATATTCTCTACATTTTTCATGAATTGACATTTTTTATAAGAATTAAACAATAATATTTATAAAATAAATTAAAAATCAATTTTCACCATTCACTATCGGGTTGAGGGACAATTTCAGGTTCAGGCTCAGGAACTTTAATATCAAATGCCTGCATAGTATTTGTAATAAGGTTTATGCCATTGGGACAACTGAAATCCAAATATAGACCAGCATCACCATCTTCATCTTCATTAAGAATGAAATCCTTGAGCTTATCATATTCTTTCTTCAATGTCGTCCATAGTTCATCGATATGAAGTGCTTCCGTTATCAATTTTACATCTCTTTTGATGAGAATTGGTTTAAGACCGGTTACTATCTTACGAAACCCCCTGCTTGTTTCTTGACTGGTCATGTCTGGTTCTAGATTTACAACCATTTCAAACAAAGGAATCGTCTTAACGATAATATCAATTTTGTCATTAAATTTGATTTCATCCACTTTCATTTCTTTTTCCAATTTAAGTTTAATGGTGGCTTTTTGACAAATCTTGCAATTACAATTATTACGCATTTGTGCTACTACATAAATAAACATATTCATACTTGCTATTTCAACTCTCATATTCTTATGTTCATTAATCCTAGCCGATAATTTTTCAATGAAATCCTTCATATGACACATATGGCAATAGAGACCATGTATCTTGAAATAATCGCCTTTCTCAAACAATTCCATAATAACCTTTGTGCAAGCTTGATATTTGACATAATATGTTTTCAGAATGGCAATATCATCTTCGATTTGCTTATTGACGGCTGTCACTCGTTCAGCCAAAACCCTCAGATCGCCTACCACGTCTCTCAAATAAGACATGTTTTTTATAATTATAATTTATTAGTGATTTTTATTAAAATTTTATCAGTTTTTTTTCATAGCGAACAGGGCTTGAATCTGATCTTTGAAAAAATTGTAAAAATAATCATTGATATTACCAGTTGTGCATTGAAACAATGGATTAAGCTCTACGATCAATGTTTTGTCACAAGCATGACCTGCATAGATTGTTTCGTAAAGTATCATGGCGGCATCTTCTTTACTACGAGAAAAATCGCATTCTGCCGGCGGTGATTTGTAACAAAGACCTGTCGTTAGTACTTTTAACGAAATGGCTTTAACCAATTTCAAACATTCGTCATAAAGCTTCTGATCAATCATTTTTATTATAATTTATTAATTTTATCTTTTTAACTTATTTTTTATCATTTTTTTATATATTTACGAATAGTATCAATTGCAACGCTATATGGTATTTTCCTCTTCATACACATAATTCCATGTATCATTTCATCAGTTTTACATTTTTTATACTCATTAAACAATTCAACAAGATCTCTAACGAGATTTTGTTCTTTATACAAACATATAATTGATTGTGAATCTATGATAGCCGCTATTAGACATACACAATAGATAATACAGTACATCCTTTTTTTTTACATTTTTTATGTTTAACATCAATTATACCATCAAGTTTATGTTCAACACAATATAATCCATTTTTATTGCTTTTATAATTATATGTTGGTCTTTTAGTACAATCTATTTCTTTACAACGTTTATGTTTAACATCTACCATACCATTCATTTTATGCTCATCGCAATATAATCCTCCTTTAACTCCTTTATAATTATAAAGCGGCAACTATTTAATATAATAATTTATTATATTTTGTTATAATATTGATATTAAAATAATATTAAAATAACTTAAAGAGATAATGACATGTATGTATTATATAGATGTGATGGTTTATGATAT